ACGGGCTACAGATCCCTCGAAAGAGCGATTTTGGATGCCTCTGCATATAAGATCCACACTAACCTCCTAAGGAGTAATCCTTGGTCAAGTCATATTATACCTTATCAGTATAATTGTTTATGCTATGGCAGTGATGACTGCTCTATAATATTAAGTGTATCATTACGGAGTGTCGCAACTTCGTACGTAAAACTGTGTTAGCAGCTCAGTATACGACCAATTGAAAGAACGTATTATAGGATTACCTTAATAAATTAAGCTACTAAAATATTTAATATACTTAACCTATTGCGGCAATCGAAGGTTGTTAAAAAAGAATGGATAACTCTTCCTGAGTTACATTCCTTTTTTAAACTTCCATCTATAATCACGGGTACAAAAGGTAGTGTTAAATTCCTTAAACTGCTAAATAGTCGTATCGTAACATTGGTTGGAACCAATGGTTGGTCTTTTGCCTTTCTTTATTTAAAAGAGGCTTTAAGATTAACAATACGTGCACTAGGAGGTCAACCGGAAACTCTTTGGAATAATTCTATTCCTCGGGTTAAACGAGACTTCTCCGGCCTTCCTACTATTATTCCACTATCCCTACGGCTGGCTCTTCGTGAACCAGCTGGGAATGTGAATATAGTGAGAGTTACACTTTGTGTACTTTCCGTTTTCAGAGTATTTAAGGTACCTGTAAAACCATCTTTAGAGAGTATAATATCTCCCTTTAGTGGAATTACTCGTACGTATGATTACTTAATCATACGTAAAGCTTTAAATAAGTTGAATTTGAAGGTTAAATTTTCAATCTTTCGAGGTTTCATTTCCGAATCCGCAGGTCCAAATAGTCGATTCGCAACTTGGGGGTCTTCATTAGATGCATTAGCATTTCTTGAGTACCCTCGTCAATTACTAACATTTGTTAGAATTGCACTAGTTACTAAAAGCTACTGGTATTTAGCAGTGTTCACAACTATATTAATAGTATATGGACCGCTTTATTTTACCTTACGAACATTCGGGATGATTGCTCCATTAAGAATGGGTAAACTTTCAACTGTTTATGATCAAGCTGGAAAAGCCAGAATTGTTGCAATAACAAACTGGTGGATTCAACTTGCTTTAAAACCATTACATGATAGTATTTTTGATTCACTCCGTAAATGGAGTGATATCGATGGTACCTTTGATCAAGGGGGTCCCCTTCTTCGTTTATACAAAGAACGAGATCCTAGATACAAATTTTCATGTTTTGATTTATCATCTGCAACTGATCGCTTACCTATAACCCTACAAGTGGATATACTAAATGCCTTAGGCGTTAGAGGAGACTTGTGGTCCGAGTTATTGAATTTCCAATGGTCTATATCAGGTGATCTTTTTAAACTTAGTGATAAGTTTAAAATTAGTCAACTGATGGGTATCTCATCAGATAACCTCTGGAAAGAGGCATTTGTGAAATACGCTGTTGGTCAACCTATGGGTGCCTACTCGAGTTGGGGAATGTTGGCTGTAACACATCATGTTATAGTACAAATTGCTGCAATAAGAGCTGGCTTCAGTAAAAATACTTT